GTACTCCATTCCACTTCCACTTCCACTTCCACTTCCACTTCCGGTAGGTAGTGCTACGGTAGGACTACGGTAGTCGTACGGTAGTTTGCATAAGTCCTTGATTTTGCTAGAAGTTTTTTTATTTATCACTTGGTGTTTAAGAAAATTAACAATTAGCCCGTAAGTCTTTCCGTCATCGCCAATGAATAGCCTCAAATAACCTATATCTGAAAGCTCACGTAGCATTACGGTAGTACTACCGGAAAGCTCCCGTAGTGGGAAAACATCAGCCTCAACAAGCTTAGGGTTTGCATTAAAATACCCATAATCATCACAATGATTCAATAAACCAATAGCCAAAAGGCATGTTTCGGCCGGCAATTTTGCCAATGCTTCATTGCGCCAAAATTCAGGCTTTATTGTTCTAATTCTAGCCATTATCCAACTCCCCTAAACAGTTTTTTAGGGTTAAATATAATTTTTCTGATTGTTTTCTGGATAAAACAACTATTTGTTTATTAAAATCACAATAATTATCTTGTTCGATAGTTAAGCCATCGTTTTTATTTTTGTAAAAAAATGTTTCATATTCATTTTTAATAGGAAAGTATAAAAAATTATTTTTCATATAAACCCTTTGAATGACGTCCGAACAATGTGGTGTGCCGGATAGTCGAAGCGTAGCTTCTAGAAGGCTTTGTGCAGACGTCAATCAAAAGACTCATATCTATCCTATTCATGGCCACCACGACCGAATACAAAGTATAAACAAATTTAGACTTTTTTGAAATGCTTTTTTAAGCGTTCAACATAATTTTGAATTTTACTTTTTTCCTCATGCGTTTGGACTAAAAGAAAACCCAAGACAATCTACTTTCGATGCTCCACACTATCCGGTAGGCTTCCGGCTTGAAGCAACCTTCCGTGGCTAAGTTGGCGGTCAGATAAGGGACAGTCCGAAAGAGACTGGCATAACTGCCAACTATACACCTCTACAGCACCCAAAAAAAACGGCTGGGTGTGCCAACACGCCAGCCGTTTACAAAAATACAAACTTGAATGCTCATGAATGCTCATGATACCAGTGTTTTTACTCGAAAGTCAAGCATTTAAAACAATTACCTTTTGACTTCCGGAAAACTCAACAAGCCAAGCCAGACAAACTTCTCATCAAAACCTTGCTATTCAAGAATTCACGCAGCCCTCCACAATCTCCCGCCTGACGCTCCCCTACCTCGTCTTCGGATTAAATCCGCGCGAATGCACACAATTTCATTGTGCCGAGATAACCAAGAAAAGACGCTTCCCCAAGCGCGGTCATCATGGGGCTGGAAGCCTTCTTTCCTGGCTTCAAGCACAATAGTTTCATTGGGCGTTGGGCCGTGTTGCTTTAAATAGTTGAGGACAAACCTTTGCGCTCCATAAACATCAAAACCTTTCTTTTCGGCCTTAGTGGTGACGTTTATCATCCCCATCTTTCCTAAAGAACGAAGTATTTCGTCTGAACAGTCCATAACGCACTCCTTCTAGGGTTAGCTAATATCTACAATGCGCGGTGTTTCCGAATCTCCCCAGCCCCACACTTGAATGCTGATATTGGCCTTGCGTACTGCTGGGAGGTTTTCGTGGTCTTCAATTTTTTTAATACGATCCGAGACGTGGCTTAGACTTGTGGCCTGTACGCCTAAGATTTCATCCCCGCGTATAGCGAGAACATCTAAAAAGCCGAATAAATCTCTTTTGATATGTGTGCCATGTATTTGTTGCTCAACCTTCTGTGCAAGGTAACCCGCAGCTTGTAGGGCGCGGATTGTTCGGGTTTCGGGGAGTAACTTCCTCAAGAATTTTCTCGAATCATGTAAATGCAGTCTTTGCCTTGTTTTAATTGCACACTATAGTCAAAGTGTGATTGAAAAACGTCAGGAATTTTTGTAGCCATAAAGCGCGAGCACTCATATTTTTTGGCGCATTCTTTTGCCATTGGCATACATCGGCAAATGTCGTACGGGAGTACCATTTTTTTCGATTCTTGGAAGTATTGCGGGAATTCTAGCTTAATGGCGGCAGGAATACCCCTTCTTTTCCAGTTGCAGACTCTCCTTGCTCCACCAGGATTTTTTAAGTTAAGCAACTTGGCAACTTTTGTAATGCCGCCAAGTTTTTCAATTACTAGCGCGTCGTTTTTCATTTTTTAATTAAACCTTGCGTGTAAGAAAAAGTCAAGTCAATTTTGAAAAATCCCTCTTTTTTTTGTGGCGCAAAAATTACTAACTTGTGGGCATTTTTTTGGATTTTTTTTCAAAAACCTGTTGACTTTCTTTTACACTTAGTGTTTAATTCACCCATCGCAACAAAACACCGAAGCGAAGCGCGGAAGACAACGGGGGAAGCCCTGATAAGCGCAAGGAAGCCGGATAACTGGAGTAAGCCCTAGTAAGTCGCAAGCGCATAGGGGACTGCAAAGGCGGCAAACGTCAGCGTAACCAAGAAAGTCTTCCCAGTGGACACAGTGGGCCACGGCGCAACTCGAAGTGAAAGCTAACGATGAACAGACGCATAGAGGTGACGACATGGTGATGAATGAATTCGGGCAGTGGGAAAACGAGTTTGAAAAGGATGAAGTCGAAGCTAAAGCCTTGGAAAGGCTGGCGGAAGAAGAGAGTCTTTTTGAGGATGCGCTTTATAACGCTTTTGACCGTGATTCAACAAGACAAGAGAAAGAAAGAATCACAGTTCACGGGTTATATCTACCAGAAGCCAGGCACGGCATTTTTATGGGGAAGTTCAAACACAACACCGAATTCATGCTTCAAGAGTTTATGCGCGTCGTACTCAAATACAACCCAGAAATCTTAGAAATAGTCGAAGAGTCGATGAAAAAATACCGTGAATATGACAGAGACGCGCATTTAATCGCAGATGAAGAAGAAAGACGCGGACTTTACGCCTACGCATAAAGAAAGGGGCACGTATGAATCCATTAGACGACGTAGAAAGCTGCAATGAACAGAACGCCTACATTGCCGCCATTGCTCACCTACAAGAAGAAAACGAAAGAGTAAAAGAAGAAAACAAAAGAGTAAAACAAGAAAATGCGCATCTTCACAAGTATTTGATGAGAGCAGGTGCTCAATTTGATGATATGCATCAATTGCTTATTGACACAAGAAAACTCTTGTACAGAGGGCAATCATGAAAAATTCTGACCGAATCGTAGGCATAGCCCTTGTTCTTTCTGCTGGATTTATAGCCGGTTTGCTATCAGGCGAGAAAAAGACAGAGCGTGAATATGTGTCCTTCTCGAATTGTAGTAGGCCCCACCTGGTGGCGTTAACTCAAAACTACGGTGAATGACATGAGTCCTCTACGCTATAGACATATTTTCAGAACATTAAGCAAGCACCACAGACGGCAATGGTGGTGTCAAAGAAAGTACCTGGGAGAGCCTCTTCAATCCTGCGCGAAAAGCAAGCTAAGCAGCGCATTGAGTAACGGATTGGCCGAGGCAATGATGAAAACACAAAGAGAAATGCGTTATGGATAGTGAGTTTTTGGTGATGATTTTAGCCATTATTTTTGCAATGTTTATTGTGATGATTATATCCATGATGATTATGTAAAAAGGTGAATGTGATGAACAAAGAAGACGACGGTATTGAAGACTTAGGTAGAGTGCTATGGATGGTGTGTATTGCTTTACTCTTATCTTTAGCTTTTATGTATGTGGTAGGAAGATAACATGGACGGGCAATATCACAACGAAGAATTAAAAAGACAACAAATAGAGGAAGCCCTCGAAAGAATAATAGAAGGTAAAGCAGAAAACAGCGATATTGCGTTAATTTACTTTGAATGCGGATTACCGGCTCCAGTTAAGACCGGCATTAAAAAGGAGAAAGAAAATGGGTTTTATAGCGGCTAATTCCGGCGGTGGTGATTTTAAGCGTGTCCCTGTGGGCGTTTATATTGGGCGTTGCTATTCTCTTATTGACCTTGGGACACAAAAGACCGAGGGGCAATACGGGGTTAAATTCCAGCACAAAATACGCATCAGCTGGGAATTGTTCGGGGAGGATGAGCAAGGCAATCCTTTGACAATCAATGTTGATGGCGTAGAAATGCCGATGACTATTAGCAAGTCTTACACCGTAAGCCTGCACGAAAAGGCGGGGTTAAGAAAAGATTTGGCCTCATGGCGCGGAAAAGATTTTACAGAAGAGGAGGCGGCGGGCTTTGATGTCTCAAGGCTAATAGGGGCTTACTGCATGCTTAATATCACCTCTTCGGAATCCAACGGAAAAACTTACAGCAACATTTCAAGCATTACGCCATTACCTGCGGCACTCAAGAATAACAAGCCGTCGCCCGTGCATTCAAACGTCATTTTTAACTTAGACGACCCAGACTTCGAGGTATTCGGAAGATTTTATGAAAAATTACAGGCTACTATAAAAAATAGTCCAGAATGGGCCGAATTACAAAGAAATCACGGACAACACAATACAGAGGATATTCCTTTCTAATCATGGCTAATTTATACGAGCTAAGCGAAGAATTACGCCAAGAATTAGATAGCGCGTTTGACCCAGAAACCGGCGAAATGTTGCCGGTTTTTGAGGACAAAAGGGCTTTATGGGGAAGTAAAGCCCGAGACCTTGCTGCCTATATTCTCAACGTTGAATCAGACGCTGACCAAGCTAAAGCCGCGATTGAGCGCATACGTCACAACATGCTAGAGCCTGCCCAGAAGAAAGCGGCCGCGCTTAAAGATTACCTGGCTAGAAATATGGCGACATGCGGCATGACAGAAATCAAAGCGAATGACGGCAGTTTTGTCGTGAAACTGTACCCAAACCGTGATGAGGCGGTGGAATTAGACGAAGGCGCGACATTCCCTCCTGAGCTATGTAACGACCCTAAGCCTCCATTACCTAGCAAGTCGAAAATCAAGGCCGCCATTTTGTCAGGGCAAGACGTACAAGGGGCGAAGATTGTACTGCGCGATAGATTGGTTATAAAGTGACCTACAGGCTCGTTACATCCGACGACCGCGCCCGCGCCATAGAAGCCATAAAAGCTGCGCCGGTTGGCTGGGTAGCACGTATTAGCCCGCCTACTCGTAATCTTAAGCAGAATGCTTTGCTTCATGCTGAATTACAAGAAATTGCCAGAACTCGAACATGGTGCGGGTTTGAGTTAGATGTTGAAGACTGGAAGCGTTTAATGGTGGCCGCTTGGATGAGGGCCAAAGGAGAAAGCCCTGTGTTTATACCTGCTATAGACGGGCATGGAATGGATGTTATTTATAAACGGACAAGTAAGCTCACAAAGGAAGAAATGAGCGATTTAATCGAATATGTCATTGCTTGGAAACATTTAAAGGAGACATGATGCAGCCATCATTAGTAGTGCCCTTTCGGGCGGCTGAGAAAGGAGAAACGAAAAGTGCTGAACATAGGCAGATGTGGGTTTGCTATTGCGGATGCTTCAGCTTCCGCATGTTCGATAGCGGGGATATTCAATGCGCGAAATGTGGTGTATGGCTTACTGAGGCGCAAATTCATTGGAACCGCTAACGGTGGAAATAATGGCGCGGCGGAGCCGTCGCCCATTGATTGACCTGTTATATGACTTTTACATGACGGAGAGAAATATGAGTATTTACCTAGGCAACTTAAGCATCGAAGAAATTGAGCGCCGTTCAGGTGTTGAATTTCCGAAGGAATTGAAAGATTACATGTCTGACAAGAAGCAAGAATCGGCATCAAATATCGCAGAAGGGAAGTGGCACTGTTTTGATATTCCATTCGTGCTTGCCTGTGGCGGGAGAAGTATGGCTGAACACATTTATAAATATCTAGGGCCTATGTCGAAAGATTTTAAAGAACCGCTGCAAATTGCGCTTGGGTAGGTATATAACGTTTGAATTCACCGGCTGCTGTAAGCAGTCCGGTGGAATGATTGGTTAGCAATGTTAGCTTAACCATATAAATGCAAGCCACAACATTAAGGACAAAGACAATGAAAAATAGAATGCCAACTCGGATTTTTTATAAAGCCAATGTAATGCGTAGGCGTCTGGCACGCTGGCTGCGGATTCATTGTTTCCCAGTAATGTATATTTTTCTCTATCACAAACAAGATAAAGAGCCCCTTGAGCCAGCTTTGATTCGCCGTGTACAGCGACTGCACCGAATAGGATACCAATTACATTCATTGATAGAGCAGCCTTTAGAGCAAGTAATTGATGGCCAAGAAATGGTTTCCCAAAGGCGACGCCTGCCGTCAGTGAAAATGCTCCAACAGCTATAAGCATAAGCCAGCGCAAATATGAGTAATTTGCGTCATTTCTTAATTGAGAATATTTGCTTAAATTTGATTGCGTCATAAATTGCTAACGTGCAGTAGGCACCGATAACGGTGCCTATTCCTGCTGGGTAATGGCCTTCTCACAACTGTCCTCTTAGAGGCTTTTGTGGTTCTCTTCCGAGAGTTGCACAGGTATCGATGTAATCATCCACCGCAGCCTCGAATTCCGTCTGCAATTCAGCAGGAGACATGGCCTCATAGGTAATCAAGTCGTCGATGAATAGTATCTTCCCACGGCAAACTCGCCGAGCCATATCGAGCTCAGCGGTACCTTCGTAGTCTTTGTACTTGAGAATGCCCATGCTGTCCTCATCCAAACCACAAACGGCGATCTTAGCCCACGTCTAAACCGCCTTCTAACTCTTCTCATTGTGGCCAATTGCGGCGTACATGTCCAGACCGATGCGCCGCCAATCCTCGGCTAGAGCCGTCCTGCTATCCGTTGGTTGCACGCATAGAGGTTCTATTGTCGGTAATGGCGGTAGGGATTCAAGGCGATAAATGGCCAGAGGTGCGGCCATGCCCTTAAGCATTCCTCGCCAAAAAGCGTCTCTAGCACTGTGTTTGAAATCAAGCAACATGTCCGTAAGTGTACCTAAAGGGGGGTTGTTTATAGCAACCAAAATGTTCGTGCGTGTAAGTAATCCGCCAGCTTGTACACCTTGCCTTGTGGCTTGGCCGCCGTCACTTCTTTCACGCTCAATACCATGAGTTCCGCCTGATGCCATTTTTAGTACCATGATTCTAGCGCGCATACAGACGAACACAGATAAGTACAGACGAAGCAGTTTTTAGTGTTTACACCAGGAGAAAGCATGAAAAGCGTATGAATGCGAATACATGCGAAAACAGCCGAACAAGATAGTGGTGCCGGTGAAAGGATTCACAACCCCATAAAAATCAAGTACTTAGCCAAACCGATACCATAAAACGATACCCTTTAGCCTTTCAAAAGTTGAGCCTCTGCTGCCCTTCGGAGCACTAAGCCAGGCAGTTTTTTTCCACCGCCCCAGACCCACTTAGACAGCTCTTGAGCCGCGCCCTCCCAGTCTTGGGCGTTGACTTTCCGCCGCAGTGTACTGGCCTTGTAGCGTGTCGTCCCTAGGTTGTAGCAAAAATCGGTTATGGCAGACAGTCGGCCTTCGTGGGTGGCCAAGACGGGGGAAAGGATAAGGGTTTGGCGCATGAATTGGGCGGCCTCAAACGCCAACATCTCCATGGCCGTTGTGGTGGAAATAGGGCTGTCACTTAAGGTCACCCCCCTACCGTCAGGGTAGCGGGTGCATCCATAGCCGATGGTCGGAATACCTGCTGGGCAGAGGTAGGGCTTAAGCCGTAAGCCTTCAAAGCGTTGAATCAGCCTGAATAACTCTTGAGGCATCATCGGCCAAACAGTTTGCGTAAGCTCCTGTCCACCAGCCAAAAGGAGGCAATGGAGGCGGCCAAGGCTTTTTCCTCTGTGCCGAAGGTCCCTTTCAAAGCGTCGAGTGGGTTGACACCGCTTTGTACGGCCAGAATAAACCCCGCAACGACCACGGCAGGCCAAAGCACAATCAGCCACTGGAACGCGAGAATAGGGCGCACCAAAGCATTCAAAGCGTCCACCCATTGAATGCCGGTAGCCGTGGCTTGGGCTTGGGTGGCTTCGATAATGGCTTGAATTTCAGAAGAGCCTATCGAGGCTTCGGCTTGGGCGTTGATTTGCGCAAGGGCTTGGTTGCCTTTGAGTTTGTCCGCTTCCAGTTGTTTGTCGAACATGGCCAACTCATGCGCCCGCTCGTTTTTCCGGTCAAGCCATTTCAAGGCTTCGGGGATAAGGCGGAAAACACCGCCGAAAAGGGTGCCCATCAGGGTTTCAATCATGTTGCCTCCTTGCGAAAAACAGCCGTAGCACACTCAGCCACACCAGCCGCATGACGAACAACATGCCGCCCATTTTGAGGGCTTGCGCATGGGTCACGCTTCCACCGGCTAATCCGCTGGTGAAGGGCAGGGTAACAATGCCCGCCGCCCATATCCCAAGACTGCCGATGAGAGGCTCGATGAGTTTTCTCAAAAGCGGTACTCCGTCGATAGCGTCCACGTTTCCGTGCATCGAAAACAGTTCTTTTTAATGTAGGACAGCTTGGTGGTGGTGCGCCCCGCCTGAACGCCGAGTGAGGGCACTAAAAAGCCATGCACACCTTCGCGTGATTCGTTCTTGTAGAGGCCCGCCGACACAGAAGCCACAAAAGGCCCGCTCACCGCCCAGCCTTTGGAATAGCCCGCGTAGTAGGTCAGGGTGTCGTAAGCGTTGCGATACGCGCCCAGCATCGGCCCGTGGTCACGTCCCCACGCCAGCCCTAGCCCAGGAGTGACGTTGTGAAGCTGGTCATTCTTTCCAGGGTAGTAGGCGGCCAGGTGAACAATCATCCGCGTTGGGAATACGTCTTGGGCGTGGGCACTGCCCAGCAGGACTAGGCCTAACACGAACGCGCGCATCATGCGGCCTCCTTAGTGGGGCGAACCACGCGGGGCTTAAACTCCACCGTTGCCACGTCGTCCATGTTGTTCTGGTTGTAAATGCGCTGCGCGAGGCCCGTCTTCCAAAACAAGCCGAAGACCGTTTGCACGAAGGCCCCCGCCCCCACCAAAAAGATGTACACCCAGATGAGGATGGACGACTCGGCCCCTGAATGCGGATGGAATAAGCCGTCAAACTTGGCCCATAAGTACAAGGGCGTCATGAGGCTCACAAAGCTGCCTATGCCTAGAATGCGCAACGCCGTCAACGCAAGAATGTTGGTGTGCTTGTTGGTGGTGACTAGGCGGGTGTAGGTGGTGTAAAACAGCCATGCCGAAAACACCGTATGAAAGAAGCATTGCCAGGCGGTCATGTCTTGCCTCCAAAGCGTTGGGCCAGCGCGTTTTTTAAAGCGGCGAGTAGGTGGATATGATGCTCGGACGTGGCCGCGATGATGAAAGAGGCCGTGCCAATGTCCCAGGGGTAGAGGAGGCCGAGGTACTTGTGCATTAAATGCCCCCCGAAAACGGACAGCCCGCCCACGGCGCACGTAATGCGCGCCAACAATTTAAGCGCGTTTTTGTGGGTTTGGGTATCCGCCCCTGCCAGGCACCATAGGGCACCGCCAAACGCTGACCCCACAATAACCAAGTAATCTTCACTCACCGCCCCCGCCCTTGTGTTGTAACGCTGATTGAATGGCTTTCATTTGGTAATGGAAGGAGGCGGGGCGCAGACGATGCGGGTCGTGAATGTCAAACACCAAGGCCATGACGTGCCCGACGAATTCATTGCAAAATTCCTTGCGCTTGTCCTGTCGAATGCCGATCAACCCCGCGCCTAATAAGCCCAGGTAGTCGTACTTGACCCCGCGAGACACTTTTTCAGTGCATAAGTCCATCATGTCGCGGTACTGTTCTTTTGTGACTTCAAACGGGATTAAGTCCCAGTTTCCGGAATGAATGTCAATGGCCTTAAAACGCGCCCCGCCGTCCATGATGGAACTGGAGGCGCACAACCATAAGCCGCCAGGCTGCGGGAGTAAGGCTATTTCAGTGTGGGAGTAGGGCGTGTTGTCGAGCCAGCGCAGAACGGCGTTGAACAGCTTGCCCTTGCCTGTGTAGGTGGCAATGTAAACCGTGGTCATGGCGTGTAGATCTCCGGCCAGCCTTGAGAATAGTCGTAGCTTTCGGGGTCTTCTGCGGCTTCCATGGCCGTTTTATGGGCGTTGGCGGCATTAAAATGCGCGGCATCTTGCGCCGCTGCCGCTGCGAAAATCTGCCCCGCCAGCGTGGGGGTCATAGTGACGAAGCCGTTGTCGTAGGTCTTCCACTGCAAGCCCTCTGGAATGTTGGCCCCCATCAGCAGCAAGCCAATTTGCTGAGTGCGGCTGAAGGTGTCGCTTTGATACCAATGGTCACCCACCTGATAGCCGCCCAGCTGCACGCGCTTGTCCCTTTCGGCTTTGATGGCGTCCCATACTTGCGCTTGGCGTTGTGGGAGGGGCGTTTCCGGTACGGGCACAATGCCCGCCTCGACTTCGGCAATGAGCGTTTCATACGGCCCGATGTCACCGCCGTACTGCGCAACGTCGTCACGCAACATTGACATCTGAACATCCGCGTACGCTTGGCATCGAATCAGCCCGCCGTCTTCACCTGTCCATGTGGCTTCAATCGCGTTAGCGTTGGTGTACTTGATCAGCTTAAGGGAAGTCACGAAGTGGCTCCTTTGATGACGGCAAAGTTGATGACGATGGCCTCGGAAAGAGATCCTCCTGATGGGTTTGTGACATTGACAGTGCAAAAGCCGGTGCTTACTGTTCTTGTGCCAATGATGTATCGCGTAGAGCCCCCGTTGGTTTGATTAAAAACAATACAGTCAGAAGCGGATATAAACGAGTTTGAAAAAGTGAATTCGACTATTGCACCCGCTGCCAAAGCTGCGTTATGCATCGTGATCTGCCCCGTCAGCTTGTTCAGCGTGACGGCTGTACTTTTGCTGGTGGCCTGAGTCACCGTGCCGCCTGTGCCTGTGCTGTAGCCTACTGTGCCAACCGATGCGGTACCAAACGCCCCCCATTGCGTCCCAGACGCCGCAAAGAACGTCATGCCATTGCCGCGTTCTATGGAAATAGGGGCCGTATGAGTATCTAAACTGGCCCCAGCCCCTATCGCTACCGTACCGGCTGCGCCTGTCGCATAGGCGGTAAAGGCCGCGCCTTCAGGCAAGCCTAAAGAGGCGGGTGTGGGCAAGGTCAGGGTAAAGGCCCCACTGAACCACACCGTTTTACCAATATCATTGACGGTCAGGTTACGGCTTGCAGCAACGGTAGAAAGCCCGCTAAAGCTGCCAAGTGCGCGCTTCACAAAGGCTGTATTCGCAATAGAAGTGTCATTGTCAAACTGCGCCGCCGTAGGTGCCTTTGGGTCACCTGTAAGCGTTGGGTCATTTAATATATAAGAGGCCAACACACTTGCGATCACACTCTTGTCTGAAGTCCCCTGCCTAGTTAAAAATAAGTCCCCACCCGTTACACTGGCGGCTGAACTTAAATCCGAAAGTGTGACTTTTGTCGCGCCTAATTTAGAGGTAATTGTGGATTCGTTGCCAGCTAATGATAAAATCGCCGCTTGCTGGTCAAGCAACTGACGGACAAGTGCTTCTTCAGTTGATGTAAGTGCCATATTTAAATATCTCCGAATTGGCGGGATGTTGCCATAACAACAACATTGGAACTTCCACCGCTTACAGGCTGATTACCGCCTACTGTTGGGGTGCCGAGTGTAAGTGTCGCGCTATTGATAACTTTAAGTGAATGCACGGTATCCATTGAGCCTTTGTATCCAATGGCAACAATATATTTGTTTATATCGTCCCTGTCAAAAGCTTCTAATCTTATTACACTGTTTGGCACTGTAAATAATCCAACGCCAAAAGAATCACTGACTCGGTCTCTATTGATGAGTCTAAATACTTTTTGAAAAAGCCAATTAAGCCATTGTGCAGGTAATGGTTGACCTCTCGCCCCCGCGGTTTCAGGTATGAAGCCGTTAAGCATAACCGCATCGGGGGGTTGTCCTACATTTTGCTGCCCGTCAGGATAACCTACGTATCCTTCTGCAAAATCAATCATTGGAAAACTCCAGTTAGATTAAAATGCCCCAATGTGTGCAAACTGTTTGGATTATACATTGCCAATGTTGGGCCGCCTACGTCTAAATACCCAAGGCCTACGTCAAGCTCGGCTGGAACACACCCACCCAGCGTAGCCGAAAAAGTGCCAGTATTTGCAGCACCGTTGCTTAGTTGAATGTCACTGCCTTCTGCCGTTAAATAGTCATTGTCGCCATTAACAAATAACTCACCAGGCTGTGGCTCTTTAGAAAATCTAAACGGTTTTTGTGCAAAAGAAACAGCCACCGGTACGGTAGAAATTCCTGCTGGGGCTAAGTCCTGAATTGCGGATTGTATTCTATAATCGACAAACAACCCGTTTGTAAAAAGAATGGATGTTGCCGGATATGTTTCAAGATATTGAGAATCAGTCGGGTGTGTTAATAATTTAAGTCCTTGGATAAGATTTTGTGGCGTACCTTTTGAAGTATTTACAAAAACCCTAAATTTTATGGCTTCTCGATAAGTGTCGTCATCCCTTCCAAAACGTTGTTCACCTACAATATAACCACAACCGTCTAATTGTTGCCCATATGCGCTATCAATCCATCGATTATTCGTAATTGCGTCAGCGTCGTTTTCTAGTATTGTTAGCGGCGCAACAATCGCTGCCATTAATGCTTGCAATTTAGGGGAATTTTGGAATTGCCCTGTAAGTCGTTCTATTGCGATTGATTCATAATCAATCATATTTTAAACCCCAAGCACGGATATTCTGCTAATATCAAACAGCGAACGCTCTGAACGATTGACACTGATATTTGCAGTAGAATATGACGGAGTATCTGTAATTAATACAGTAATTGCGGATTCTACAGTAATTGACCCTATACCACTTGTTGCACTATAAATAGGCCCGAAGAATCTTTGTGTAATAATATCCTCTCCTATATTTAATAACTCGCCATAAGCCAAAACAGCTTCTTTAATTGATTGTGCCACCTGACTTGTCAATACCTCTTCCGCATTTAGTGCATTGACACTAACACGAATCCATGCAAACTTTTCAGACGGCCTAGAAAATTTGCATAATTGAATATCCCCGTTTTCATCGAAAACTTGAATACTTGTATTACCGTAAGTTTCAATTCCGGCTGGTTTTATTTCAAAAATTTTATCCGCAATGGATTGATTCGCACCTCCAGATACAACAACCTCAAATGAATGCGCCGGCATATTAAAAGAATCAACCTCATTAGTTCTATTTTCATAAATAGCAACATATTCAACAGAATCAACATCTGCTAGCAGTCTGGCACGAATCGCTTGTGTTGTTGCGGCACCCGTAACACGAACGCTTATTGCGTGTCTTTCTCTTAATTCCTCGTCTGTTTCAACAAAACGCCCAATAGAACCAGGCACAAGATTATTGACTTCATCCCAGCCTACAATAGAACTGTCAATTTTCGTAAGGGCATTGGCAGGTAACGAATACGCCCCGAGTTTTAACGCGGTAAATACAACTGGCGTGCCTAGTTTTGTAATTGATAATTTACTATCTACTGTTAGTGTAAAATCGCTATATTGGTCTGCTGACCTAAGACGTAATACTCCTGCATTTGCTGTCGCTAAAAAATTATCCGTATCAAATAATGCAGCAAGTCCAGCAACTATTTCATTTGCCGTTGCAGAAGCGTCTGAGGTGTACACAACACTTACCCCGCCCGCTATGATTTGATAGCTAGAAGTATTTAAAATATCGACCGGCTCTATAAATACATCACCAGAACTTGAGCGAGTGATAACTGTGTCTGTTGATACTGCATATTGTTGGTTATCAATCGAACGGGCAAGTGCTCCAGCTGGTATTAACGTGCTTTCTGTGCCGTAACACATGGCAGTTACAGTAGTTGGTGCAGCGGGGAGTCTTTCAAGTCCGACAAACGATACCGCGCCATCCAGGGACGTACCTTCTGCCGAGAATGGGTACATGCTGTCGTAAGTATTTTGCAATGCCTCGTATGCATCATCTAGCGCAGCGGAAAAAATACCAACGATTTGCCCAATGACTGAATCAGCATTAGTATTAATAGGCCCTAACGCATCAGTAAAACGGCTGTCATAGTCCGTCTTAATTTCATTCAAACGCGGGCGTTCAAAGCCTTGTTGTGTCAAACTCATGCAGTTACCTCAACCAATCCATACGGCGTTTCAACAGAAAAATCAACGGTTAATGTACGAGTCGCATTATTAAAAATATAATCAAAAGAGACAATTTTCCGCACGCCATCAACCTCAAGAATGCTTTTCCTAATAGACGCTATCGCACCTGATAATGTCAATTGTTTGCCTAAAATTTGCTGAAGGTAAGGTGTCCCGAATTCAGTATCTAAAAACCACTCGCCAACCCACAATTTTAGCTTAATGAGCAATTGTTGGCGCACTTGTTCCGCCTTATCGACCAACCTAAAATCAAGGGCACTGGTGTCAATATCGTGTGATGGAGTAAGTGCAATATCAAGCATTTGGAGCACCAGTATTCCCAGCACCAGGTTGTACGCCACCGTGAGTGTGTGTTCCGTCAATACGTTTACCTAGGCTTGTGATGGTTCCGGATGTATGGTTAAGATTGCCCTGCATTGTTGTGCCATTGGCCCCGCCAAGGCCTGACATGCCGTTTTGGTATGTTAGTAATCCTTCAGTTGTCAAAGTGCCCGTGTTGCGTGTGCTTGGCGTGTTGATGGTTGTGCCTCCAGGGGCGTTAATATCTAACTCCCCAGATGCAGTGATGCGAATATAAGCAGGGCCGAAGAACATAGTCATGTCCTCGTTGTTACCACTATCACCTTGCCCAGCGTTGCCAATATCGCACATGACGGCATAAGCGTCTTGCAAGTCAAACATTCTTCTGTCGTCGCTATCATCAATGGCCTGCTGCGAGAAAACAAGTAGGCACTTGTCGCCAGGTTTAATAGGCCCTTTGACACCCGCCGCACCTCCAGAAAAAGAAGGCCAACATACGCGAACATTAGGAATAATAGGGTAATCTAATAAATCGCCGTCTGCAAAACGCTTTTTCCCTATTGGCAAAACTCGCGCAAGTCCGCCGGAATAAGCTATTATAACGCCAGGTATCGCCGTATTAACGTCAAGCAATTGAGCGCGGACAAGCCCTATTAGGGCCTCAACTGCACTATTTGACGCTTCAGACATTATTTTATATACCTCAATGTTAATTCGCTTTTCCACTCGCTACCATGGGTGTCCCCGGTATGAGTTAATTCTTCCACCCTGAAAAACTCGCCATCGATGTCTTTTGATTTCACCTGTACATAACCTCCAGGCTCAATAAGTGGCTGAAGCAAACAGTCCACCTTATACCCTAAAACCTGAAGCAATTCTTGTGTATTTCCATCTTTGTCTTTCTCGGTTGTCTTACGAACTCCTGCCTGATTTTTTGTAATACCTTCCTTTGCTGCTGCCTTTTCTGTCATTGTTTTCGACTCTTGCATAGGCGAACCCAAAAGTCCGGTGTCTGGCGATAGAAAATAGGCTTTTTGTTTGAATATACCGCCTTTTTTAATAATTTGAATTTCCCTGTTTTGTATCGACCACTCTAGCCCGCTATATTCGCACGCTTTATCCATGGCGTCACGAACACGACCAACGAAGGCAAAACCTGATGAGTATTTTTTTATGGCGTAGTCTTCGGGAATTCCTCGAACTGGAAGGCCGAATGACTTACTTATGGATTCTATCACTTGTTGAGTGGTTATTCCCTTTTCAAAAGAAAATGTTGCCTTTGTATCCCTAAATTCCAAAAAACCGTCTTCGATTTCTAGCTCTGTTATCCAGTCAGGACCTTCTCTAGTCGTAATAGCCCGCGTCACGTTTCCGCTAAATATAGTCTTTGCGCCTATGTCTTCTTTATACCCAGCCTTTAAAATTAACACGTTGCCAATAACACTAATGCTTGCTTTAGTTTCTGGCGAAGTATTCCATACTTTAACCGTGCATTTATTCGGCGATTTTGTCGCGCCTTTTTGAATTGAAAACTGAATACGCAAACCACTTAGCTCACGACCTTTACCGCCTTCCTTTCCTATAACTAGAGAACATGCCCTATCAAAAAGCATTTCATTGATCCCATAGAGTAGAACCACTATCCCATTGTGTGAGACCACTATCAAAAATAGTGCCAACAATTGCCGTAGATACCTGCTCCCGCACTGGTTGCGCGGCAATAACAATATCAGGCTCATAATAATACAGGCCAAAATTAACGGCCAAGTCACTATATTCTGGACGCGCCGCCATCCCTTTTTCCTGCACTAAGTACAAGTCCCCAAATGGCAGTAGGGTACTCTTGAATCGCCCAATAAGCGGATAATTTTTTACCATCTTGATATTTGTCAAAATTGGGGTATCGTCGGCCGTAATGACAGAAAGCGAAAAATAACCGAATCTTTCATTCCACAGAATACGCAATATGTAAGTATTGCCGCCAAGCTCAACATTAACAAACTGATCCGTTGTTTCAGGTTGCAGCGGTATCTTTTGGATGAGTGCCATTATTGAGTGCCCCCGAAAATGGCTTTCGCAGACCCAAAAACAGTGCTCGACATTTTTTGTACAGTAACCGGTTGCTGCTTCCCCGCGTCTTTTTTCTGCTCTGCCTTTTTTCCAAGAGAAGCACTCGCTTTCTTGTCTTTCTTTTGGCTTATCCCTTTAGGCACATCAACAATTTGAGTTTCCACCTTGCGGATATGGATAAATTCAGCATCAAATTCTATCGCCTCACCGACACCAGGACTTCTAGGAATTGACACATTTACCAAAATCATGTCGTTGTATATTTTATATTTTGTATAAATAACAACAGGCTCTTTTAGCTTGATTAAATCATACAAAAGTTCAAATACGTCTTGGCTCTTGCTTATTTTAGGCAGTGATAAGCTACTTATGATGGGGGAATCAGTGATAAACCCTTTTATTGTCACTTTGTCTGATTGCTCAATAACATGGTCAGTGACGGGTGCTCCTACCTCGACTGGAAAGCTAGTGGCTTCTGCGGCCCATTCATGGGATTCTGAAAGATTGGCGTCGAGTTCTATGTTCCCGTACTGATTGCCGAATGCAGTTTTAACCCATTGCCCGCCAAAATATAAGCCTACCATTGGCTCACCTTATGGCGCGTAAACTGCAAAATCACGGGAAAGCCTATCGTCCGCCATCTGACTAAAAGTAGCTTTTGCGGCATTTTTCAAAAAGGCAACTTGTTCCGCAGTTGTTCCAGCAGGCACGGTAACATCCACTTGAGTATTGTTGTTAATGTTCGGTCGGCTTGCCCCCATAGACGATGGGGCCATTTGCCCAGGTGTCACGGCACTAAAAGCATTAACACCAGTTGCTCCAGGCTTTGCATTGACAAAATTATTGGCCCCCTCAATTTTAAACGATTCCCCAAAAAGACCGGCAACCCATTTACCGAGTTCTGTGAACTTTTCATAAAACCAAGAAAAAAGACCCGCAAACCATTCCTTTACATTTTTCCAATTAGCAATGAGCAACACACCAGCTGCAATAAGTGCACCTATTGCAAGCACAATGAGTGTGATAGGGTTCAATCCAAGCACTAAGTTAAGCATTGCAGCAACAATAATTAATCCCCTTTTTACAGCAGTAACTGCAATTATCGCGGCTTCATAGGCTTTTAATGCGGCAGTGTATCCAATAACGGCAGTCTTCCACACTGTAATCATGGCGGCAACAAACGCGATAGAGGAAGCAACACCTAGCAGTGTGTATTTAACATCTTCCCATTTGCCGACCATTCCACCAATAAGTGAATCGCCGCCCTGAATCCATACATACAAATCTTCTAAAGCTAATGCAACTAGGGCAATGATTGCTGCCGTCTTAAGAAACGGCAATGCAGCAGTCCATGCAACGGTGCGAAACGCCATTAAGATACTAATGGCCTTTGCACCGAATGCAACACCAATGGCAATACCAACGAAGCGGATCATGTTATACCAACCTCCGAAGGCCTTAACTAATTTATCAATGCCGTTTTCTATTTTTGTGAAAGAAGCAAGAATAAAGTCCGCTATCTTTGTGACAAATAAAGATTCACGGTTCATTCTATCAATCATAATCTTGAATTTATTTGTAACTATTATAAATGCTTGACCAATAGTCAACGGCATTTTAAGCATCTGAGCTGATATTTCTGGTGCCATTCGCTGGAATGCAAAGGCAAGTTTTTTTGTCGTAAGTTGTCCTGATTTTGATAAATCAAAAAACTTATCCTTTGTTGTTCCTAGCTCCTTTGCTAGCTTATCCTTAAAATCTGAGGATAGAGTTTCCATAAAGGTTCTAAATTCGTCTCCGTCGAGTTTACCTTTTTGAAATGCTTGTGAAAGTTGTAAAGTAGCCGATTCAGCCTCCGAAGCCGTAGCCCCGCCGATAATCAATGTCTGACTGATTGCATCAGTAATTTTTAAAACATCCTCTTGGCTTGATATAAAATCGCTGGTAGCTCCAGCTAGTCGAACGTATAACTGTCCGTATGCCGTTATTGATGTTCTTGCCAGTGTCGCTCTGTCTGCTATTAAATCCAAAGCATCACCAACATCACCGATAGTTTGCGGCAATAGCCCTATGCGAGCGCGTAGGCTCTGCATTTCATCACCGACGCTTATAATTGCCTTAAAAGTTGCAAAACTAGCGAGAGAAAGGGCGATATTTCTTAAAGCCGAGGCAGCGCGTTCCGCACCATCTTTTACTTTATCAATGCCTTTATTTGCGCTATCGAGTTTTGCTTTATCTAGCGAGAATCCAAGGCGTGTAATTAATTCTCGGACAATCAATTCGTCACCTCTGTGATTTTATTGCTTCATATTGTGCCGACTCGATGTCGGCCTGCATATCAAGGAGTGCGTTTATCTTTTGCAAGTCATCTATTGTTGCTACGCCTTCTTTGACTTCCTTAAGTGTTACCTTCCCAGCCAAAATAGGCCGCCATATCCACAACTCGGCGCAAAGGTCATCATCTAGTTTTCCAGGAGTTTTTCCTTCATCTTTCCTGCCTCGGTCAGAACGCCAAAGCGTCCGACCATAGAAGAGAAAAAAGGGGAGAATTGATACCTCGCCACTTCAAAAATAAGTTCATACATATCGAACAAGTTTTCAGTAGTAAAACATTGGTCTATGTCCGTGCTGCTTTTAATGAATTTTTTCGATTCTACGCAATAAACGCGCGCTTCAGAAAATAATGGAAGCACGATGTTGTCCATGATGGACTCGTCCACGTTGGCGGCAATAACTCGCGCAGCGTCTTTGACATCGATGCTTCCAAAGTCACCGCCAGAACTCATGAGCGACCCGAAAATGGGCACCGCTATTTTTTGAATTCTCATAAGTAGTTTATTTGCCGAGAACGCATTCATTCTCATGCAAGTAAATTCTCGCGTGCCTATAATAAATGTTTGTTGCTGCACACAATCCTCCTGTAATCATTAAGCCATTAGATACCATTCCCGCCGTGGAATATCTTTAAGTCTGCCGCGCTAAATATCCATACGCGTTCCGATACTTCCTTGCCAAAAGTTGCCTCTGGGATGCTTTTAATCCAACATTGCGTCGCTGATGCAAGCGAACGGCCTGAACCATCCAGAACACCGATTGGCACAACGGCCAAACCGTCATTAGTCAGGTCATCGACGGCAAGCAAAGATGAAAGTAAATCATTGGCTTTGCTAGTTTGCAATAACTTGAATTCAAATTCACCCATCTTGTTTGCATTACGAGCACGGGCAACGCCGCCATCAGACCCAACGCGGGTTAAATACACATCCTCCGACCGGCGAGCGATGATATGATCGCCATCACTAAACCCAGAAAGAATAACACCGCCGACGGTGCAGACGACTTGCGAGGGATCATATGACCCGGTTAAAGTGGCACTCATTCATTTTCTCCTTAAAGTTCGTAGGCCAAAGCACCCGTGATTTCAGCAACATGAATAGCCCCAGCAAGTCGAGCGGTAAACCCTAGTGAAAGGATTCTTGATGCTTTGATATTTGGGGCCAATTCCGCAGCTCTCGGGTAAGTGATAATAAAACTGGGGACAGTATTGCCGTTTGCGTCGAGTTCGTCAGGTGCAATACCGCCGACATTAACGCCTTCCTGTAAGGATTTTCGCAAGTTATTGACGCAAAGCTGTATTCCCGGGTCAGTATAGGGTACCTTGTCCCTGTTAATCATCATCTGAACCATGTTAGTCTGAATGGTATCCCGAAGCCAGTCACGAAAACGAATCACGTCAATTCTTTCTCCCGCGGATACATTCCCGGGGTTTGTGAGTGCAATTTGTGACTGGTAAAACTCGAATGTATTGCCACCCTTGTTGACAATAGTTTGCTTCTGTGTTGCTGACAACTTAGAGGGTGTAACGCTTGCTAAGCCCTTAAGTGCCCAAGTTTCGGCCCCAGGCTGAATAGTGAACACCCTAGCCGCCCAGGCTGCGTCGGGGTATTCTGTCGCTGCGTTGGTATGATATAAGGCCGCAGTCCGATAATAGCGTGTGTCTTTGAGCACACTGAGCAAATCCGTCGTTAATCCGGCATTGAGTACGTCGGCCTCGTCTGTCGCGGTAATGAAAAGGCGTTCATTCGCTTCAGTCCATTCCGCAGCTTTAAGCTGCGTTGCTTTTACGCGTTCAACCATCACCAAGCCGTACCAATTTTGATCCTCGTCCGTGATAGCGTCTAAATCATCGGCTACCGCAGAAACCGCAGTAAGCGGGCTAATCGCACCCCATTGTAAATTAGTCAAAAGGCTAATAGAATCAATGTTCGCACCAATCCATGCTACTTCAAGCGTATCACCCGCTACTGTTGCCGTGATAATTTCATTCGTATCCGCAAGAACAGCCGCTGCTAGGCCCGCGACAATTTCAGCCGCCGTAGGCGTTGCGTCCGCGGTATAGCTGTACGTATCTGAACCAACCTTGAATGAATAAGTCCCAAGTGCGATAATGTCGGACACTTCGATGACGCCTTTCAACACGGCGCGCCTGCCGACCTTGATAATTCTAGGGCGCGGTATTTGTCCAAACGCATCTGATAGCGCGGTAAGCACATTGGGCGGCAAATCGTCTTCCGATGCGGCATTGTAGCTAGTATAAACGCGTACACGTTCCGGAAAAGTCATCAGCGGGGCAACAATCATAGGAATGCCGAAGTTGCCCCTCGCGACACCAGTCGTATTTAATGCAATCTGAACAGAAACAATATCATCAAGTGTTGCCATATCAAACCCCTTATATAAAATCAAGACTACTATAGAACGACAATAATATCCTCGGCTAAATCGTTGTTGGGATTAGAGAATCCCTTTTCTTGGTTTGTGACATAAGAAGAGTCTACATCTACAGTCTCAATAATTCCAACATTGTCAAGCAATTCAGTTCCAAATCTTATAAATAAATCAACAACGGCCCTACTTTCTATCCTAGAATTATCAAGAGTATAAGGCGCGTCAATAACATTGCCTATGTCATACAATGCGATTTTTTCTAATGAAAAAGCATCTATAACCGTGATTCTTGATAAATTGTTGGCCAAATCTAAGCAATACATGTAAGAATCTTCGCCGATACGCTGAAGTTGTACAGTCGCCTCTCTTACTCCAAAGACAAGTTGATTTCCATTTTCATCGACTCCTTGCCCGTAAGAATCTTTACCGATAGGCCTTATTGATGAAATTCGAATCGTCCAGTAAGGCAATGCCTCACGCGGAGAATTTTGGTTACTAAAAATCCATTTCTCAGGAGCAACCAATGGACTGATTATAGAAAACACCTTTTCGTTTAGGTTCATTATCTTGCTGATGCAGTCAGCATCCCATAAGCCACTGTCGGCGTTCCAGATTCAGACTGAACAAATAACTCGACATAATCATTTGGCAAAACTGAAACAGGATAATCATACCCTACAATACCACTGTTCTCGTTCGATGTTTTAATAAAAACTTCACAAATAGACTGCAAAATAGGCGTGCCATTTTTTGCAATACATATTCTAACCCATGCGTTGGCTGCTGTGTTCTTAACCACCGCAGAAAAAGAAAAAACAAGGGTTTTTTCATCAAAACCCGTATAGGTGAGCCTGTTTGAAGTTATAGTAAAATGGCTTGAGCCTGATACCGCCGTCGTCGTTCCAAGGGCTTTTACAAAGGCCGCGTTTGCACCAGTCGTCGCTGTTGCGTTTTGTGTACCTGAAGCGTTTTGGAATGTAAAAGACCCGCTGAAATAGGTATCACGCACGCCTATGCAGTCTGTGTTATAGATTTTATTGTCTTGAGGGTCAAGGCCTGTAATATAGGTTCCAGCCCCTTGAAACGCAACAGAATTCATCCTAAACCGGCCATTGGGTATAGTAGCCGAGCTAGAAATGTTCAATGCCGTTTGACCAGACGCAACGCTTACGTTGATTCTGTCCATGAATACAGTATTTTGTACTATAAAAGTACTTGGAAAACTGAATACAGTACACGTTCCATTATTAGACGGTGCCGCAACAATATCTAAAAGTAACGTTTGAAAAGTACCGTCAAATATAATTCCGTTATTGTTCCCAAGTATATTGGCCTCATTAATTGAGGCTGCATAGTAATTTTTAATTATCCCGCAGTTCGCCGAACTAGAAAGCGTCACGTTTTCCATCAAAAGTAGAGGAAAACGCCCAGCACCTATATTATTCGGATAATTGCCGTTAATATCAAATATCTTAGAGTTTGGCCCTGTGGCCACAAGACTAAGGTTTGACAAAATCAAATTATACCCGTTTGAATTACCAGAAAAAAGGTTTAGATTGTCTGTAACCAAGACAAGGCTTGACCCAGTTCCCTTTCCTCCATCAAAATAAACAGACCCGCTAGAAGGCAATGTGAGGCCAAAAGTCAGAACTATGCTAGTTACCGCATCCAATACATAAAGTATATTGGGCTGTAATGTTACGTAACCAGAGGATGGAGTCCCAAAATCGGATGCCGTCCTAATGATTTTTCTGTACAGGAATTTTGCCTGCTCCATATCCGTCTGGAGCGTCTCTATTTCTGACTTTGCCGATGCGAAGTTAGCCCTTACTGCGGCAGTAGTCGCATTTCCAAACGGCGGTACACTTACGTTGATGCTACTTGTCATTTACGGCCTCTCTATAACTCCTGATAACCAATCGGCTATAGACGTGAATTTAAAAATCTTTGAGCCTATATATTTATAGTGGCTTATAATGCCTGATTGATTGACAAAAATACTTGTAATTTCGTATCCATAACCCTCATGCACGATAATATCAGGCTGCATTCCGGTGCCTTCCACCGTTACATTGAGTAGGTCTTTAGTGTAGATTTTAACAAAATCCGATAATCTTCTGCCTTCTGGCATTGCATTCATATCTTGAGCATTGCCTAACGCTTGAATAGAGGCTAATGTCGTCGTCGTTGTTCTCGCGCCAGCAGTCCATTTACCATTAACGTATGTACCGGCTGCTTCACGTAGTACGGTTTTGCTTGTGCTAAAAAACACCGTTTACTTCCCGCTTATTGGGCGAATATCGATCTGAACAGCGTTAATAAGTGCCCCTGTATCAACTAGCGTTTTGGTTGACCCTTTTTTTGCTGCAACCGTTGAAGGTTTAAGTGCTGGCAAAAAATCCCTATTCTTTATCGTATTTTGAATTTTTGACTTCACCCATTCTCCAACATAGGTAAGTGATTGAGTTGTTGTTTTGCGTCCTTCGACTATATTTTGGTATTGCTTGTCAATCACTGTTTTGATAGCTTGCGAATTTTCGTCTATTGTCGTGCCCATAAACGGCCTTGCCGGTATTTTGCTCGTCCCAAATTCATTGGCTTGTGCATAAGCCGCGATACTTTCTCCGTCGTTTCGCGCGTCGCTTAAAATACCAACCACAACCTCTAATTTATTAGCCTTTTCTAGTTCGGCTAAAATGTTATTTAATCCACGGTCTATATCCTTGACATTCCCCATTACGACGAACCTCCGCGAGTCATAATCGACGAGCCAAAACACGCCCGCGTAGCTTCTAAGAACTGTTGCCCGTAAATAGTCTGCATAAGATAACCTTGTGACGCGCCAGAATTTCCAGTACCAAAGTACTCAATTTCTAAATCGCCCTCTTTCTTACGTTTAACCTGTCCTGATGATAGCGAGCCATTATTGCTGACAAAAATTAAATGAGCCGCGTATAACGCCTGCGCCATTGCGCCCTTCTCTTCACCTAAACATTCAACGTCGGTATAGTTGCCCGCAATTACAATCCATTGATTAACAGTAGCATCGTCAATACAAGAAAACTCTTTAGCAACAACACGAAAGTACTCAAGCGGCGTCATTTATTTCGTTTTGTTATAAGCACGTTTTGTAGTTGGTTCTTCTGCATCTTTATTCATGGATTCTTTAACTTCAATCAATTCTGAAGTGTTAATAGAACCTGAAAAAATATCAGGAATGTCCCGCTCCTCACCTGGAGCGATAAATACCTCCCCGACATGATGCAGCCTTTTAGATACGTTTTTTACTTTCATGACATTCCTTTATTTGAAATATGCGGGCGTTACCACCCGCATATTTTTATTCATGTTAAATCCCATCAGCAAATGCAAATGCTAGCGGGTATTCAATAATAACACCAGCAAAACGGCTTTCAACCGGCACCTCAAACTCAAGCCCTTTTTGTTGTGGCGCGTACTGCTTAATCATCATTGGGATTTCTAGTTGCCAGTTGTCCATGGAGTTCTCCATGGCATACATACGATCGGCTCCAGCAACACCCGCATTATCAAGCTCAACCACTTGCTTGAATTCGACACCTGGATGATTTTTTTGCAGAAACTCAAGAATCGTGGTATCGCTAGCGGTACTATTTTGCACTGTTGCAATAAGCGCGTATTGTTCGACTGGCATCCATACCTGGCTTGGCCTATGAACACCCTTAGATTGAACAATAACCTTGTTAATTAAGGCATTCACGTCGCGTACGATTTTATCCGCAGTTTTCGATGCAAAAGTTTTAGATGAACCAGTACCATCGGCAAGCAAAGTAACTTCTGGGACATTGGAATTATTCAACAACCCTGGAAGTCCATGGTCAGCATCACCAGAGAAAGCAAGTTGATTAATCTTTTCTTGATGCGCGCGAATTGCCGCCATTGCTTTTTTGCCGTTTAAATTAACACCAGCAAAAAGAGCAGAACGAATTTCTTGGACATTGTAACCGTAAGAATTGCCAATCGAACGAATAGGATTAGTAAATTCTTTCGCGGATACATCGGCGCGCGGCAAATCGTTTGCATAGTTAGCAATTACTTTTGCCATCCCTACAGTGTCGTACTGTCGATAAGTATGAGTAATGGCCCCTTCCGGGATTGCTGTCGATACAGGCATTAAACTCAGCGCGCCTAAAGCCACTCGTTTTACGTCATAGGTGTTTGACTTAATATAATCTAACTGTCGAGCAAAAAATGCGCTTTCGTTAGCATCAAAACGCCCACTGTTTTTGATAACAAGCAAATCTGCTTCGTCGTATTTCATATGTTGGCTACTCATTATTTAATCTCCACTAAGGCCAAACCCGCGCCAGTTGTACCCGTAACAAACTTGACATTTATTTGTGTGAACGCTTCAATTCCAGCCGCTACTGGCTCGTCCGTAACTTTACCAGTGGCCACAGTTAAGTTTGCCGTAGCACCTGCGACTACTGCGTCCGTTGTTTCAAGCCATACGCGCCCCTTTTTCAAAACGCTCACGGTCTCGTATTGTGCATATTGCACAAGTCCATTAGAGTCTTGTTGCCGCGCTTGGTCGTGCAAAGCAAACCCTACTGTGTTTGCGCCAGTCGTTGCCTTTAATACTTCGGCTTCCTTGTTTGTCCCAAGTCTTACAGGGTAAGACACGGGGATTGCCTCTTCTGCGGCAAAGCTGCTAACGTCACGCGAATTAAGTCCGTCTAGCATCCCTTTGAATGCCGCAGCCCCATATTGGCTAATTGTTGATTGCATTATTTTTGCTCCTTATTACTTAGTTCTGCCATAAAAGTTTTATATGAACCGGCCTCTTGTTTATTGACTTGGCCATCATGACGCTGTGCGCCAGCCTGACGTTGCAATGCCATGGTATCGTCATTTTTCATTGATACCGTAAGGTCGAATGCCGCATTGATATACTCCTCAGACTTTCCGGAAAGGTCAGCATCAGCACGCATCGACTTGATTACAAGCTCCTTGACTTCGCGGTCGGTCTTTCCTTCGCTATCAACCTTGAACGCTTCGGCAACCTTGTCAAGTTCGGCCCTAGCCTTAACCTCAGCTCGGGCGGCAACAAGAGCGTCTGCACGTACCTTATCCGCAGATTCCACTTGCGACTTAAGCGTGTCACGTTCGGCGGTTACTGTGTCGAGTTGCTTTTGTAGTTCATCTTTGCGTAATACAAGCTCGGCTTTGTCATTACGAAGTTTGCCAATTTCAACAACAACCTCATGCTCGGCTTGATACTCTAGGCCGCTATCTAGCCGAATTCGGCCAAAATTATCAGACATGGTATTTCCTTCCTCGGTTAATAAAACGGCGTCATGCCGGTCAAGATTGAGCCTAGCATTACCAGCACGGCCCCTTGGCACAATGGCCAAATGGTTCACCCTGATGTTTCTTTGAATGGCATCGTAATGTTCGCCATTCCAAACACCTGGTGTTTCTTCTAGGTCAACTTTATAACCTAGTGATAATTCTTTTTTCCCGCCATTTTTTGCCTTGTCTATCATTTCGCCATCGTGAATGATAATGCTAGCAACGACATTATCACCGTCTTGTCGTGCTGGACTTTGGATAAGCCCTACCGTCAATTTTTTAGCATTTTTTGACGTTACCATTTCCGAAGGATGGTCATCTGTAATCGGCTTTCCGGAAAATGAAGCCAATGAATCCGCATTGAATACTTCCTCCGGAAGGCGTAATTCCCTAGCAATAGAACCATCCGCGCGTTTATACGATTGTATCCCTACGCGTCCAAGAATAGGCGTGTCTATTAAATACCCCTCTTCTGTAAGAGTGGCTTTTATTTGTGTTCTATCAAAACGTGTGCATGTCATCGTTGGGCAGTGTATCTAAGTCATTAAAAAATTGCAACATAATATAATGCTATAAAATTTTAGCATAAACAAGCTATTCGTCAGGCCATATGGCTTCAGCATGGCATCGGCATCTAACAGGCTGCCCTGGGTGTTCTCCTCCCGCTCCCTCTTCCCATGTGTATTCTTTGCCGTCTCTTTCTACGTGGTCTGGTCGCACTCGGCTATCTCCGACGCTTTGCCAAATATACTTTTTAACACCAACACTTTGAAGTCTGTATCTTGTTAAATCAGAGTTTAATTTTAGCGTTTGGTCTTGCGCTATTAATTTTGCGCGTGAGTCCGTGACAACGTACCTCTGCTTTATTTGTTTTTTTAATCCGCTTACAGACTGCCCTCCCATTACACCACGTCTAATAATGCCCTCAAGCTCGGGGTGTAGTTTTGTCGGCAACGATTTTATAAGTGCGGTATTTTCTGCTATCCAACCTTCTGCAAGTGGCCCCAAGAATGGCTCACTCCTGAATACATTAGCTCCAAGAATAGCACTTGAAGGTGCTCCTGGCATAACTGGGGGCAGGGTATAGCCAGTGTTGGATTTAACCACAAGCCTAAATTGTCTTTCGTTGTGCTTGCTGATTGAATTGAACAATGGCGAAAGCCTAGGCAAAATTTTATCCAAAGTTACCAATGATAGCCTGACTAACTCGGCTATAATTGAATCTAACGTGTCCGCCCATGAATCTTTTTTTATTTCAACATTGTACTGCAATACAATATCGTCAATTCTTGGAATTAATAATTTATTTACGTCAGTCTGTAAATTTTTTGAATAACCAAGCAATAACCTCTTGTATTCTCGCTCCTGGCTTAATGGGTCGTCAAGTATCTTCTTTTCCGCCATTGCCGCCATCCTCTAGCGATTCGTTCTCTACTTCGTTCTCTACTTCGTCATCATCTTCTTCTTCAGAATCGTCAATGTCGTCAATAAAATAGCCTTCCGCTGGCAACATTTTACGTATTTCTGTTGAATCAAGCGCGCCTATTGAATTAAGTATTTCAAACGTTTGCGCGCGTTTGTATCCTGTTTCAGTCATGTCTTTTTGTGATGGTACAAAAAGTGGTTTAAATTTAATGAGGTACTTATCAGTATATTGCCCGAGTGCGTGAAGTTGGATGGTAACCAGTTTATCAAGTTGTGGCAAAAGAATCGTATTTTGCTCCCTTGCAGTTTTTGCGTACCAGTTCTCCAAATCGCTTTTACCCGTGCTATTAAGCCCGCCTTGTTGTCGTCCAAATAGCAAAGATTCTGGCATCCCTGATACGGCACTCAAAGCAAGTCCCATACGGTCCATAATGTCAGACACCCCACTTAGTGAAGTGCTTTTGAGTTCATACGACTCATTGGAATCAATGACAATTGTGTTATTGATAGAACGTGTCATATCGACTAAATCAACACGCTTTCTTACTAAATTTTCACCGCCTGGGCTTCTTAATATATTCGTCAGTTCGGGTATCCCATGAACGGCTTGCTGCGCCCTTTCTAATAACTGATTAGCCCAATAATACGACAGCCCAAAAGATTTTAATTGATCAAAACATTGCTGCAATTTACTTGCGCCCCAGCCGTCATTATTTTCTCGTATGCGGTCTGGAATGGGTACACCATCAAACACAAGGCAACGCGTTTCATGAACATAGTAAGGCGCGCCTTCAACTGGCGACACCTGATAAATTTTTGTGCTCCCAAACCTAAAATCTTTCGGGTCGTCATATTTTACATACCGTGTAACTTGCCATCTATCATAAACCCTCAACTGCTCGACAGATTTTATCGTTCCGACGTTGAGAGGGTCTTCTAGCAGTCCGCCGTCATCTATTAGCATCACAATCAAAGAACCGCCGTGTAGTGCACACCATCGCAAGGCATCGCATATTTTCTCTTGTGCCGATATGTTTTCAAGTGCCGAAAGGACAACACTCTCATCTTCGACACCCTCTAAGCAATAGCCGGCCCTCACCATTTCTTCAGAAGAAACATCAATGATTTTACGAGCGAACCCGTCGCTTTGATAAAGATTGTCAAGGTCTTGGTAATTTAGCAAATAAGGCGTTGCTATCTTTGTATGGCTGCCCCTATCGTTCTTTGTGCCAAGATTAAGGAAAACATTCTCGTAAGCACCGTCTGTAATGAAAGCCGTCGATTGACTCATAATTCATCTATCTTTACGCATATCGAATCATCCCAAACAACACCGCTAGGGTATTCTGTAGAATACACTATAAGACTCATGGCATATGTACCTTTTTGCAAAGCCGAATCACCAAACTTTAACCTAACGCTATTCGCGTCAAAATCAAACAATTCTGGATTAGTTGAAGAATTTATAGAACCGCCTGAATATATGAACTCCAAGCTAGTTAAGGCGGCCATAGGCACGACAACGCCATCATTCTTTAGCGTCAGAATAACCTCATTGCCATATCCTTTGTAAAAGTGCGCATCCATTCGCGTCTTATTGCCTAATGTCTACGCTTCTATTTTCTTTTGAAAATAAAAGACTGTATGTGTTATTTGAAAACATGGTAGATGGGTTTATGATTTTACCTATTAAATATATTGATTCTATTTCGTTATTCTGTAAACAATTCTCAAACAACAAAAAATGGTCTTGCGATACTCCAGCTTGTTGTGTTGCGCTATTTAGTTCAACATCATCAAATAATAAAATGTTATTTTGTGATACCGCCAACGAATTGCTTATTACATCGAGTGAACAATTATCGACGACTAAAACAACATCGGGTAAAGTCAATACTTCGCCGGAAATAATAACACCGGCCTGGATAGTATCCCAAAACTCGGCTCCTCCACGCGCTAATCTACCACGCGGAAAGTCTATTAGCGGTGCTAGTACGCTCATATTATCCGCGAATTATTTTGCCCTGGCCTTTAATCGTACCCGAGTTTGCCGCAGTGCTCATCAACAAACCAAATAAGCAGGCATCGTTAGGGACTATAGGCAAGCCAAGCTGCGCCCAATCAAATGTATCTATACGGTTGGCGTTTGATGCACTCATCGCGGCGATTTGTCTTGTGGCAGTGACTCCGAACGATCCCGCCGTGCCGGTAGAAGCGGAAAGCGTGACGCTATTGACTCCGCGAATAAATCTACCATTTACCGCAGACACCAATTGCCTACACTGACTAGCTGCAATAGCCGTACCTCCGATTGCAATCGTGGCAAGGTTTCCTGTGCTTCCATCATCATAGGTCACGTTAACCAGCGCGTTTGAGGCCGTCGCACCAGTAGCAACATACCACTCAAGCAACCAAAGAACGTCAGAGTAATTAGCAGCACCAAGTCTTGCAGACGGCACGGCAGAGCCTGAGTTGATTGTATTCAGGTCAATTCCAACAGTCTGAGCCGTCAATAATGTACCGTTCAGCCCGCCCATATGCGCGATTCTATCGTGTATCTCTAAGTTTGTGTTTGCAACACTTGTCAGAATTGTGTGGTAAGCAAGATAATTAGTTGTCGGCAATGTTTGATTGTCGAATTGAATTGAACCAGTCAATGCTTTTGTACAATATGCAGCAGCTCCTGGAACGGCTCCTGCCGCTGGCGTCCCACTAGATAGCCACAGTGAACCATATTGACCAACTACTTGAGTCGTTATCGCGGCTTTGTCCCAAAGTATGCGGTTGTTGTTATTCGCTAAACCGTCAATAATCTTGTCTCTCGTTGTAATGGTCATACATTCTCCAGATAGTAAGCATCAAACCCGCCACAATTGCCCAAAATATAAACTGTCGTATCATCTGGATTATTGACAATACCCGTCACTGAATAAATACTTGAAAACTCCTGTTTGAATGGCGGCCTAACCATTACCGATTGTCCTATTGAGTACATAGATTAACCTCACACTGGCTGGTTGGCAGTATAAATAACACTTGGAAAACTGACGGGGTTACCAATGTAAATAGTCTGTCCGGTCGTTTCCGAAGTTGCCCATAAAACCTTAGAATTAACTGTGTCTAAAAAAACAACATGCGAAGCCGTACCAGTTGCATTCGCGGATGCGTCCTGCTTTGCCGAAGCGGTCAAAGTCCTGGAATTGCCACTTGACCCCAAAGTAAAATCAGTAGGTGCCATTGCCGCATCTGCAATTATGTTAGCGTTGACTATGGAGTAAGAATCGCCGAAAGTGTAGGCACTAACAAGTGCCAATTTGTTACAATTGGTCTTGATATAATTTAACCCAGCATCCAAAACATCCGAATTTACAAACTTGGCCATACGTCCTCACATTTTATATTAATACTTTATTTTATCATTGCAACGTAAAATCATAGTTATGTCAAGGCCAATAAGTCGAATTTACTACCTACAACTAAATCGTTAATAGCGTCTATCATTGGGTCGATCTGGTCATCGTGAGCGTGGCTATCATCGCCAGTGAAAGATTCGCACTCACTGAGAAAATCAACAATATAGGCTGCATTTTCTGGAATGCATACGTGCCCGGACTCAATATAACCCAAAACGTCAAGCAACCGTGTGTATTTGTCTTTGACGCGCTGGATTGCTTCGATAGGTATTAAGTGATTTCTTCTAATGTCCTGGATTAAACCTGTACCGCTGGCCTTATCCTCCACCTTCAAACCTCGCAACACTCCTAATTGTTCGTTATCGTCTTTATGTTTTAGCCAAAACTGCAAGCAGCGCGCCTTTAATTCTGGGGCCTCCCATTTTCCGCGCAGTTGGTCTAAAAGATACGCTTTCCCGTCTTCACCCTTACCCCAGCACTGAAAAACACTATAATCATTCTGCTCTTTAGTTTTTTGTGCGGTGTCAGCGTAAATATAACGGTAATTGATTTTTGGCGATTGAGTGTACGTCCTGAACCATTCCGTCTTAATGATACGCCCTCCGCGTGGGTTTGGTCTTTGTTGTAGCTGCCCAGCAACCGCATGAGTCCCAAGAGATAGTTCAAGTTGGGCAACGGCTTCTTCTGAAAATCTTTCAGGAAACATTAATTCTCCGTCTGTTTTTCTTGGGTCTGTCCGCCCAGACGCAAACTTTGAACGCCCTGCCTCATACCTCATCGGGATGAGCAAGTGACTATATCCTAATTCAATGGCAACGTCTGCCACATCGCCAATCGCGAGCCTTTGCATGATAATAATAATGGCCGAATCGTCGTTATTGACACGGCTAGGTAATGCTTCGCGGAATGTCACAACATCACCCGCAAGTTTTACCCGACTATTAGCATCGTCAACACTATGAGGGTCATCGATTATTACCCTATCGCCCCTGCTTCCAGTCATGCCAGAAAAAGCCATGGCCTCCCTGAATCCGGTCTGCTCGTTCTCGAATTTAGTTTTGGCGTTTTGGTCACCCGTCAACTTGATAGGCCATAACTTTTGGTACCACTCGGATTGTATCAATCGCCTGCATTTTGTGCTATCCCTCACGGCCAAGTCTTGCTTGTGCGCCGTGCCTAAATAACGCAAGCTAGGCATGTTTCTTGGCCCCCACTCCCAAGCAGGGAAAAGAACTGAAGTCAAAATACTTTTCATAGAACCTGGCGGGACATTGATAAGCAACCGCTTGATGCTCCCATCAGATACGGATTCAAGATGCTCGCATATAGCATCAAGTGCCCATCCCCACCTTAAAGTCGTGGCAGGCTCTATGACGTGCCATGCCCTTTTGGCAAAGTTAGCGAAAGACTTTTCGCAGTACGCCATTTCTATATCTAGCCAATCACTCGCGCTCAGATGCATCTTTTAAGGCAAGCAACTCAGCGAGTGCCGCAGACGATAGTTTTGAAAAATCCATGCCTTGCGAACGCAGACTGCCGTCACTATTACTCAGGTCTAGCTTCTGTGGGGCGTTGTAACCGTGCATCACATTAAGCTCTTTAATGGCCCCTGTCATGCCTGAACTGTTTTCCCTTTGCTCGGCAATCTTGTACGCTTTTGCAAGTGCCTTAACGCTCATTTCGCGCGTCCAAAGTGATTTTGCGCTTATCTGCTCCTTGAGCTCAGCGACCCTTTGCGAAATGTTAGTATCTGCCATCAATTTAGAAGCGTTTACATTGATGCTCTCATTCTTTGTATCAGGGCTTACATTATAGGCTGTCCGGTAAGCGTCGGATTGTGTCATGCCCTTAGCTACGCATTGAGCGAAGTTTTCTTGTTTTGGTGTTAGGCTCATATTGCAGCCTCGACAAAAGTTTTGCCAGTTTCTTCGTGTATTGCTTGAAGTCCTGTGTAGTCTTGCCAGCGTTTGATGATTACATCGACGTATTGGGGCTGAAGCTCCATTGTATAGCAAGTACGCTGTGTTTTGTGTGCGCCCATTAGAGTGCTGCCACTTCCGCCGAATGGTTCAAAGCATAGCCCGTGCCGTGGAAGGCTTGACATCATTACTCGCTCCATCATTGCAACAGGCTTTGGTGTTGCGTGTCCGTGTCTTTCTTCTCCTGTTACCCGTGGGAATTCCCAAACGTCAGTCATGTTATCGTGGGTGTTGTCGAAGTATGCGCGGGTTTTATAAAAATCTTTTTTTAATTCTTCGTAATCTTTTTTGAAGGCTTCGCCTTTTGCGAATAATTGCAGCTTTTTATAAGCCTCCTCCGTTGGAAGCGTCCATTGCGACTTTGTGAAATAGTGTTTCCCCATATGGTTGCCTAATGCTTCTTTCCAATTCTTGGAGCCACCGCACTTTTCCATTTCTTCGGCTAGGTACTTTCGTATTGGCTCAAAGCCATCCCAATAATTGTCCGCGTTGTTGTTGAATCCTTGCTCGCCAAGCATAAAGAAAATACAGTGCTCTGTTACTGTTGGAAAAGAACGCTTATTTTCTGCCCCGACTCCTTGCACGCTTTTTTTATCCCAAACAAGCTGATTGCGAAGCGTCAATCTTTCGCTATCTTTTAGCCCGCCTTTGTACCATAACCGCCATAAATCCTTAGAATTCCCCCAAATGTACGCGCTTGCATTGTCTAACGTATAAGGTCTTATTGCTTTCCACCAAGCCATCTGGAAGCCGTCAAGCTTGTCGTCGTAAAGGTTGTCATTAGCCACACCATCGCTTTCTTTACCCATCCCGTAAGGTGGGTCTGCGTGGATTAACTGGGCTTTTTTGCCGTGCATTAACTTTTTAATATGCTCTGGGTTTGTTGAATCGCCACACATCACCCTATGTTCACCAAGAATCCACACATCGCCTAGCTGGGTGCTGTGCTTCTCTTGTGCCTCTGGGACTTCATCATCAGCCGTCAAGCCTTCTGTTGGCTCATCCAAAGAATCGGCCTCTTCCCTTACTTCTTTCACTTCATCTTCTGTGAAGCCTGTCAGGTCAATATCAAAGTCAAGTTCTTTCAGCTCATCCAGTTCGAGCGCGAGAAGCTCCATGTCCCAATCGGCAAGCTCTGCCATTTTGTTAACGCTTATTCTGAATGCTTTTATTTGTGCGTCCGTGAGGTCATCAGCGAGAATAACGGGGGCCTCGCTTAGGCCTATTTTTTTTGCGGCCTTTAATCGAAGGTGCCCGTCCACAACAAGCCCGTCAGACTTGGCCACAATAGGCACACGAAAACCGAATTCTTTAATCGCAGCGGCAATGCTATCAACAGCATGGTCATTTTTACGCGGATTTCTTGCGTATTCTATAAACTTATCAATAGGCCATGTTTCAAAAATCATTCTATATTCCAAAATTCAATAAGACATTATACTACAAAAAAACAAACAACTCAATTTTTCCGATTGTTCAATCTATTTACAAAGTCATAAATTTTCAATGCACTCCTCCGTAGATAGGTAAGCATTTCATATGCGTGTCATCGCCTTCTTCTTGTACGGCATCAACAATCATAGGGTAATCGTTTGTCATTCCTATTTCTGACCCATCTATCATGCCTCTTGAATCTTCTATAATAAAGCGAAAATAACAAAAATTCTTCTCGTTTGATTCTCCGAGTAATTCTATTAACTTTTTAACAATCCTGTCGTGAGCGTTCATCCTTCAATCTCCAGTAATGGGTTCCAGTCATCAGAAAAACTAAAGGGTGTGCGCCCGTATTTATAATAAATGAGTTTTTCTTCTGGGCTTAAAAGATTGATAATTCCTTTTGTTTTCTTCGGTGAACTTTCTTTTTTCGTACTCAACGTAGGCAATGAGGCTTTCTTTGACTCTTTCCGCAATGGGTCTACCAAGCCTTCGTTCAATGGAGCGTAAGTAGTCCGCGACGTTTTCTTTTTTCCCGTGCTGTAAATCTTGCACGGCGGAAAGAAAGGATTCACGACAACGGATAATGTCTCTTTGTGTTTCATCTTCTTCCTCCTTCATGCCAGTAGTCTTTGAAGGGTGGTATTGAGCGCGTCTAGCTCGTCCATCTTGCGGATTTTCCAAGCCGCTTTCTGCCCATGCCAGCCTAGGGTGCCGTTCTGATGGCAGTCAGGGCATAACGCCACACACACGTATTGCTTGTGCTGTTTGATATGGTGGGCCTGGCTTGGAGGAGGCGCGTCACAAACGCTGCAAGGCAGGCTCTTGACCTTAGCAAGGTGCGCACGTTCTCGGCTGTTAAGGCGGTTAAGCATCTTGGTTGTTATCTAACAAGTTGAATTCGTTTATTCGCTCTAAGACATTCTTTTTCCGTTCGGCTAATTTTTTGCGCTCTTCTTCCCCGCGTTCGTACCAGTTATCGGGGCTTTTCTTGTTTAAGAGTTCATGCAGCAACTGGCGAACATCGGGCGGCATTTTTCTTTCGGCCTGGTACTCAAGCTGTGGGGACGATGATTGAGCCTCTAAGCGCATATGGGCGGGTATTTCTTGAATTCGCCCAGCTTTCTGGGCTTTTTCAAGGGCTACCGCACGTTTGTTCACATCAAAGCCAAGTGATACCGCCCATTTGGCCTCAACGCCGGTCTCCCTGGATTTCATGACTAACCGGTCATAGGCCGCCTTGAAGGCCATTCGTGCGCCCACTTCGTCGCCCATGTCGATGATGGGTTTGCATATACCCCATGCCTCGGCCATTTCATCCGTCCACACCACAGAGTCGAATTCATCCAACGCTTTGATGGAGATCGCCCAAGCTTCGTCACTGGTAGGCCGAGTGTCCATCCGCCCCTCGATTTGGGCGATAAGGTCAGCTGGCATTGGGAAAAACCGCCCACGCTGCGAATCACGCAAATGCGCTTCTAAAGCCTCGCGCACAACGTCGATTGAGTACCTCTGCATGACACGAAAAAACATGGCCACCTGCGCGCCCTGTGGGGCAGGTTTTCCCATCAGCTGGGCGGTGCTGTTGAGCAATGCCTCGAAGTCGTCAAAATCGGTCTTAAACATCTATCACTTCGCCTTCTTCCTCTAGGAAACCAAGCAACCTTTTTGCTTCGCGATTGCGCTCTTTTGCGTCGGCAACAAACGGAGGATGTTTTCCACGGTCTTGGCGTAACCATTCGGCCTTGAGTCCTTGCGAGCCGCGAAGGCACCATTCGCGAAGGAAGTTTTCAAAGGTGTACCCAGCTAAAACAGCCTCCCTACGTGCAGCAGCGATAACCGTCTCGTTAACCGGTGCGGATTTCTGTTTTCGCAAGGTGAGCCAATCCAGCCAAACCTGTTCGGCAACGTCTTCGGGTTGTGGGATTTTTGGTTTTGTAGGCTTTGCTGGTGCTTTTTCGGTAACTGGGGGCGTAGCGACGCTTTGCGGCGCGACGTACTCCATTCCACTTCCACTTCCACTTCCACTTCCACTTCCACTTCCACTTCCGGTAGGTAGTGCTACGGTAGGACTACGGTAGTCGTACGGTAGTTTGCATAAGTCCTTGATTTTGCTAGAAGTTTTTTTATTTATCACTTGGT